TCATCATACTCAGCAATTATTTTTAGTTCTTTTTCTGCTTCGGTAAGAACATCACCATGTTCACCAATACCAACTGCATTTTGTAGAATTACCTCTACATTAAGTTTATGTTTTTCTATGTGACCTACTGCATGTGCTTTTAAGGCCTCAATCATTTTTTCACGCATTTATTAACTCCTATATCTCTGCCGTGTTTTGGTAGTATTTAACACCCTCAATATACCATTGTGGCACTACTGCTGGTGATTTCCATGTTGCAAATCTTTGCTTTTCTATGCAATAGTATTTACGATATGATTCAACTGCGTCACCAGGTATCTTACAATGTTCAGGCATAGCTGGTTTAGGGTCAGTTGCAATTTTATTATATTTAGCGTTCTTAGGTGGATGTTGTAATATATCACCTAGTTTGTCAATAGTCAAATGATTTTTTGTATGATTATATCTCTTCTTGTATTCTTCGTTAAGAGCAATCATATGTTTGTATAACCACATGTAATTGTATGCCGACTCAAACAACCATATTGTACTTGGATGTTTTACCCAACCTGCTTTGTATAACAAAGGTTCTAAGTTGGTATTAGGATGTCGCCATCTTTTAATCTTACGACCATTTTTGGTCTTATCATAATATTCTACACCGTCTAACACTCTATGACAGGTTGATAATAGTTGTGCTGATTCTAAAATCATTTTGACAATGTGTTTGTCACACATTTGTTCAGCAGCTCTAACTGGATGTTTATCTACATAAAATACATTCATAATCTATTCGTTCTCCCTCACTTTTAATAACAAGTATAACACACAAACAGTAAATGGCAAGCCTATAAAAAACAAACCTAACATTAATTAATTGCCTTCCTAAAATATTCTTCACGGTTATACATTTTACATAATTTAAAGAACACACCGTACCAATAATTCTTAGCCCAATCTGTTCTAGCGTCCTTACATGCCGTTTCGGCATTTTTGATTCGCCTATCTTTTAATTTCTCACTAATCATAACTACATTATATACCATTTTACTCTCTTTGGCAACCACCTGTTTAAGATAAATCCATTATTTGGTTAAGTTTTATACGAATTTCATCTGGATTTAGACCTAATTTCTTCATTTTATCATAGTCTTTCGACTTCAATTCACCTGTACCTATTTTTTTAAGAATATCTTTATAAACTTTTTCTCTATCTCTGACTCTTTTCGCTCTAACTTTTGCGTTAGTAGCTTCTTTTTGGTAATCTTTTTGGACTTTGGCTTCGTCTTCTTCTTTGGCAACTTTTCTACTCCTTAGTGATATGTTAGCAGCTATTAATAATAAAACTGCCAATGGGTCGAATACAAATATTAATACTATTATTACCCACCTAACTGCCTTATCAAAATGGTCTTTCGCTTCATCACCATATATCAACTCTGCAATATATTTGATAGGTCCTACTTCGGCCTCTATCTTATCTTGTTCTAATTGTAATGCACCTTTTTTGTCTGATAGTTCAGCAATCTTATCACTTGCACCATTAATGGCAAGCGTCAATGTGTCCCTTTCAGGTTTTTGTTTCTCTCTTTCTTTTAATCCTCTTGTGACATATTCCATGTCAACATATTTTTCAAGTGTCTTATCTAGTAATGTAAGAGTTTTATTTGCTCTAAAAATAATTAAATTCTGTTGTTTGATTTGATTGTCAATCAATTCTATTTTGATATTATTACTAGATGTAGGTTGTACTTGGTCTAGGTGTGCCTTTGATAAAAAACCAAAGATACCCATAGATGTGATAAAAATTAAAACTACAACAGCAAATGTAAGATATAGTTTAATTGTTTTTGGTACAAGTTTATTGCGCCAGTTATTATACAACCATGAGGCGGCGACAAGTTTGCCGACCTCTAATGCACTACCCATAGCAATGATAGGTACTACTGCACCTGCAAATAAAGTTGCTAAACCCATGATAGAATAACCAGCGGCTATTACAGATATGGATATAGCACTTAAAAAAGTTATTAGTATTGTTAACATATAAGTCCTAATCTAATTTTGGTATATCGTATTCTGTTCTCAACTTCTTAATAATACTTTTTAATTTAGGAAAGTATTTCTCATCAGCTGCATAAGCACCAAGTGTTTCAACATATTGTAAAGAATCTTCTATACCGTTATCTCTTAATTCTCTGTACTTATCGTAAGCACCACCATTATTTAGTATATTCATATAATGTTGTACACTATCACATTCATGCATATAGACCCTTACACCCCATTTTTTAGGTTTATTACTAGGTAACATATGTGGTTCTCTTAAATCATATGTACGAATACCAAATAAGTTTTTACCCTCTAATGAAAATCTACTATTGCCCCAACCACTCTCTAAAGCAGCCTGAGCCAGTAACACCTCATAGATTACAGGTGTCACATCTGTTGTTGTATTGTAAATATAGTTTACACATGCACCTACACTATCAATAAAAGTTTGATTGTTTGCTCTCTCAAAATCTGGTAATGTGTAAGTGTTGATTGCTTCTAAAGTTTCAACAATCTCCTCGACTTCTAATTCTAAGACATTAGCTTGTGCTTCGTCTTTCTCTGCTGATACTGTGTACCATATACCACCAAAAAACATGATGACCACTACGGCCATCAATGTTTGAAGAATTGTTTTGATTTTTGCAACCATGTTAGGCTCGCTTGATTATGATATAATCGTAACTTGATATTGATTCTGGTTCATTTTCACCATACTCTGACCAAGTGCCTATTTCAATGTTTTTGTTTTTCTTTTGAAAGAATTGTAAATCAGTTCTATCAATATATTTCGACATGTTTTTAAATATCTTTTCAGATTGTTTTTCTGTAAAGTTATTTGCAACATCTGTTGACCAATTACCTGTGTAATAAGTCATTTTGTTTTCATCACTACTAATGAAGTGGTCTAGTTTTTTAGGTACGCCACTAATAACTGATTTTAAATAGTGGTCTAGTTCTTTTGATTTTGTTTGTTGTGCCATAATATAGTTTTCCTTTTCTCATTTATTATAAATCTGCAATTTTGAATTTCTTGATTACATTTTTAGTTGGTATAACTGTTGTGTTACCACCATCTGCCAAGTCACCATTCTCTTCATAATTGTAGTCACTCATCAACACATGCACCTTTTTATCTGATTTGACCAACCAACCGGTTGATACACAAATAGCAGGTTTCATGTTTTGAATTTCTTTCATTGTTTTCCAACCAGCGTCTGATTGAATATCCTCCCAATACACCAAATAGAAATCATATGTAAATGGTATTTCAGGTACATCATCTCTGAATTTTCGTGATTGTTTTTTAGCCACTTATTTCCTTTTTGTACATCTCGTCTGCTTTCATCTGTAACTCTTTAGCAATACTTTCAAGTATAACAGGTAAGTTTTTTTCTAAAACATCTGTCATCTCTAAAGAAAATTTATACGCCAATTTGGCCATCTCTGCCTCTAATACTGACATATCTACACCATTACCAGAAATATTTTCTTTGATAACATGTGCAACAACAGCCGTATTATACTCGTCTGCTTGTACTGATTTAGAAATTGCGTTCAAACCAAACCACAAAACTAAACAAATAAAGATTATTTTTTTCATAATATATCCTTTCTCATTATTTATGGATACATTATACACTAAAACGGACATAGAGTCAAGCACTTTTTTACTATATTTGGCGCTTTTTTTAGTCTTTTTGTGCTTTTTTTGATAGCTGCGACAGTATTGTCACTACTCCGGTCGTACAAACTTGTCATTCCAACCAAATGCCTCTTTGACAACTGATTCGGTAAGACCTTTATACATCTTATTCAATGATTTGTTCTTCATGCCTAACAAGACTTGTGCCTCGTCTGTGTGAAGACCCTCTAACATTTGAATAAACATTTTTTCTTTTTGTACTTTGTTAGTAGCATTATCAGCGCCTTTTACGAAATGCCATAGTCTTTTAGCTTCATTTCTTAATAGACCATGTTCAGTTCCTATCGGAGCTTCATTTGCCATGAATGGTGGGTCACCTACTGGTAAATCCCATGCAATATTAGGGTCAAAAGCACCTTTCAAGACTTGTTTAAGAGGTGCTGTTGCATGTTCTCTTAATACTTGAATTTTTTTAGGTTTATCTTTTGCGTTATTAACTTTTTTTAGAATTTCAGACATTAGTTCTACTGTCTGACCCATACCAGATGTTCCTTGATTTGTTTTCATAGAAGCTGGGTTCATTAAATGTGGGTGTCTTGCTTGTTCGGCCATAATTTCTCCTTCAGTTTAAATATATATTCGACAGTATTATTTATCCTTAAAATTTCTGTCTTCGTACCATTTATAAAAATCTGGATCCGTGAATAATTCTGCAATTTCATTAGGTGGTACTTGTTCCGTTTTTATGCATGTTTCTAAACTCTCGTACTCGTATGTATCAACTTTACGAGTCATTGGTTTATCTTTAAAATTCTCTGCCAATGTTCTTACCATTCTCTGGTTTTTGGTTAATTCCATAGGAAAAAGGCAGGCGCATGGAGCGCCTACCCTTAATTTTGATAGATTATGCGTTAGCGTAACCTTGTGAACCAAACAAAGCAGTTTGACCAGCTGCGATTACAGCTTTTGATGGTGTTCCTACTCTGTAAGATACGCCAGCAGATGTTCTATTTTCATAAATCATCATACCTTCGTTTCTTAATTTACCAACCATATTAGCTGGTGATTTAAGGTCAAATGTGTTTCTTAGAGATTTCCAAGTTACAGTATTGCCTTTAGCAAAAAGGTTTCTTACCTTTTCAGTTTTTGATAGTTTAGCTCTTGCCATGTTATTTGTCTCCTTTGACATATTAAATAAAAATTTAAACATAAGTGTTTAAACTCCTTTCTGTGTTTGAGTTTAATGTACTCCTACAATTGCCAGGCAAAGCGTACTTTAGTAGTTTGACTAGCGAATTCTTATTTGTCATTATCTGGTTCAAAGTCTGGTGTGAAATGTATATCTGCCATATCAGATAAATCTCTAACTTCGTCCTCTATATCTCTTGACAATGGTTTATGTGGTTTATGTTTGACATCTAGGATTTTACTATAATCTAATCTTGCTGATTTGTTTTTACCCTTTGTGTTCAAAGTTACCATTGTATCTGCTAATTTTTGTGCTGGATGTGGTCTATTAAAATCACGGTAAACCAAACCTCTAATTGTATCAATTACAAGTGCCAAGTCAGCCGTAAATGCCAGTTGATTAGTTCTAATACCCATAGCCACAAATTTATCTAATAATTGATATGCAATATCATCAACATTACCCTCTACAAACTCTTTAGTCTGTTCTTCGACTAATCGTTTATGTTCTTTCTCATTAACAGGATGGTTGACAGTATGTTTGTCTTTAATCCTATCTGACGGAAAAAGTATAATGTTATCTTTATCACTCAATTAACTCTCCTTTGAAGTTCACTTTACCTTTATCGGCAAAATGTTCTACTAATTGATTATAACCACCAACTAACTCACCATCAATTTTAATTTGAGGCATAGTTCTAACATTCTTACCAATATCTTCAATAAGTTTGCTAGGGTCAGAACCAAAATCTTTTTCTAAAGATTTCTCTTCGTATTCAAGGCCAAGATTTTTCAATAAACTTTTAGCCTTGGTACAAAAGACACAATTATTTTTACTGTATATCGTTATTGTCATTTTTATTCTTTAGGTTGTCCCATGCCTTTTTACTTTCATCATTTAGATTGTAAGCGTCAACAGCTTGTTCAATAGTGTAATTATACATCTTATTAAACTTACCTAGAGGCAATCTCATACCTATCCATGTTCTATAATAACCATTTTTAGTCATAGTTACATCTTGTGCAAATATCTCATAACCTCTTACAGGTGTATCAGTTATTTTATTCACAATAGCACTTTCAACTTCGGTCACTACGGTTTTAGTTTCAGTTTTACCAAGTTCTTTGATGAATTGTTTTGATTCTTTATTCATCTCACCCTTGATTATATCCGCCAATTCAGATTTAGCCATCATTTTAGCTTTCTCAATTGACAATTGTAAATCTGGAGAAACAGCTGTTGCAACACCATAGATACATTGCTTATCATTATCTTCACTTGTCAACCATGAGGTATCACAAGCTTTTGATTCATTGATATCTGCCATGTACCACGCTGGTACTTTATCAACAGTATTACCTTTCTCAGATTTAATCTTATAGGTACTATTCATACTAGAGCAGGCACTAAGACCTACAATTGCTACAAGAGCACCTAGTTTCATCACTTTACTTTTCATCATATGTTTTTACCACTTTCTCGTACATTATATACTAACTCTTGTAAGAAGTCAAGCGTGGATTGAACATATGTCCAGGCGTCCTCACTTGATACATCATAAAGTATTACTACAACAAGAGCAATAATGATTATATATCTTATCATTATTTCACCTCCCATTCACCATTTGATTGTAAACAAACTTTTCCTGGTGACTTAAAAGCATGCTTTTCCCGACTATAATATCGGCAATATTCAGGTGTTTGTACATCTCTGTAATAAAACTGAGCAAACAAGTCCCAATAACCTGGAGTTTCAATACCTTGTCTACCATCAGCACACACCAATTTTTCTTCTTTTGTAACAACATTATCTTTTGTAACAATTTCAATTTTAACATAACAATATTGACCATTCACTTCATGTGGCTCTATATTCTTGACTTTAGGATAACTCAAATCGCCTGCAATGGCAAGTCCAGAAAGTAATAAGAACACAATAAGAACAAAAGTACATGTCAAGTAAAATCTCATTTGTTTTCTAGGATCCATCATGGTTTTTCTATCCATTGTCCGTCTGGTGTTTGACAAGCAGTACCAAATATAACTTCTCTATTAACGCCTCCGACACCAATCAATGGCCAACTATTAGTAATATCTACTGTTGCGTCATATTCTTTACACTTAAATGGTCCAACCATATAAGATTTAGTTAATTTAATTATGCCTGAATTACCTGTTTTTTTATTGTACCAATTAGTATATGATTGTCCATATTCAGGCGCTGTGTTTAAATGGTCTACAAATACTGCGTTATGTACATCATAATCTGAATTGTACATCAAGTCAGCACCTTTAAATGCACCAAATAAGGCACATGCACCGGTAACATATGGGTCTGTTTGACCTAAAGCAACACAACCTGCAACAGCTGTTGCACCACCTGATACGGCACCAACATGTGTTCTATTTACCGAACTGCAATTGGTCAGGAACACCAATGAGAGTCCTAATAATAGTACCGATTGGATTGATTTCATATTTGCCTT